GTTATTCAAAATTGTGTAGCAGAAATACCGTACCGCATCCATTGCGTGGTCATGTTGCTTAATAGGTTTATCTTCTCCCCGGTCGGCGGCCTTGTTGTCCCACACATATGATGCAAACTCCATAATCGTGTTGACGCAGGAAGAGCTAAACAGTATTTTCCCCAGGTTTAAAAGCGTCCCAACGCGCCGTATGCCGTCCTCAACGTCGTTGTTGGCAGGCATAATCGTATAACCTCTACCTTGCAGCTCGGCAATAAATGACGCCGCCGAAGGGTCAACAATAAGCGCTCTTATCTTTGTGCCGTCAAGCCAGGTCTTAAGATCATCCGCATAATTCGCATCCGTCTTCTGCTCGCCTGTATCGCGCCCAGAGTAATAGTACTCGCGGATGCAATACCAAATCCCGTCCGTTCCTTTGTTCCACAGCAAAAAGACCGTCGCGTTCTGCGTACCGTAATCGATGCTTACGTAGCGCCCGCCGTCTATCAGCTTGCGACAAAAATCGAGGACACTTTTGACGTGGCTTTCCTCGGAAAACATGTCGTAAATGATGCCTTCCGCCATCGCCCATAGCCCCAGGATATAGCGCTTGTAAAACACCCCCGTGTATCTAGTGCGGTATCGTTCTTTTATCTTCTCCGACAATGATAAATTGTCGTCCATTATAAAATGCAGATAAAGGAGGTTGTTTTCCGCTCGTTTATCAATCCAATTGAGTTTAAACCAATGATACGGCCCCGCTGGATTGCAGTTAAACCAAAACTTTGAACCATCAACGGAACAACGCCCCGTTGCCTGATTGACAAACGATTCCGGCATCAGGGCAACCTCATCAAAAAAGACCCCCGCCAGGGTAATGCCCTGAATGAGATCCTGCGACCGTTCGTCTTTGCCGCCAAACACATAAAAATAATTGGTCACGCCTTTACGGGTTATCTCCACCAGGTTATCTGCTCGGTGATCGAATACTTTATAGCCCCGGCTACGTAACATCAGTTTAAGCCAAAATAAGACGTTTCGTCGGAATGATCCGATTGTCTTACCGCACATGCCGAAGTTCTGCCCGTCAAAGGTTGCCATTGCCCACATGACGTAAGATAGAGACATACTCAGCGTCTTGCCGGATCGGATTGCACCGTCGGCTATAATGCCGTCTTTATCCTTTACCGGCGAATCCGGGCACCACCAGTTTAATACTTTGCGCTGCTTTTTGGAAAAGGGCTTAAACTTAAATATTTGTCTAACCGGCTTAATCAGCTTCATCGGCCCAATCCTCCGCAGCAGATCCGTTCAGGGCCTCCAGGAAGCCGTCGTCTGCTATCTCTTCGCCTTCTGGATCCGCACTCTTTGCTTTTAACACCTCGGTTCTTGCCCTCTGCTCTTCCAGATCCTGTTCAGACTTCGTGGTCTGTCCAATCGTGTCTCGGATCGCTTCGTAGGCCCTTACGTTGCCGCTTAGCGCCTTCTTTATCATGGCAGCGTTTACGGCACTTTCCAGAGTACTATCAAGTCCAAGCGATTCAAGTAATGGCGACCACTCCGGACTATCTATTTCTGCAGTAAGTAAGGCGTTCAGCGTCTTCCGGAAATCGGCTTTCTTTCTGCGTACTTCACCAGATGCTTTTCCTCCGCGTTGGCCATATTCTCGAGCTTCGCTCGGGGTTAAACGCTTTAAGTTTTCCTCATTTGCCAACCGTCACCACCTTCCAATCTGCAAATAATAAAAAACAAGGGAGCCCCGCCGAAACAGAAACCCCTTGCCCTAAAATAATACCCGTTTACATTATACATGTCGAACATGCGTTTGTAAATAGGCATTAGAAATTTTTAATGATTAGCTCTCTGTACCGCTGGCCGCCTGACTTTGTGACCAGGTTATTTTGCCGATCAACCTCTACCAGTGTATAATCTCTGTAATGCTCTCGGATCTCCGGGCAATCGTTATAAGATAACACGAATCGGCCCTTAATGCTAGCTAGGATATCCCGCAGCCGCTCATGGTCCCCTACCTCAAATCCGGTGTAATACCCCTCCGCTGCATAGTACGGAGGATCCAGGTAAAATAAAGCGCCGGGCCGGTCATATGTCTTTATCAACCGGTCATAGCTCTGGTTTTCGACCACCACACGTTTTAGCCGGCCACTCACCTCTGCCAGATACTCCACAGCCTTCGGAATGTCCTTGCTATGGCACCTGAATGAATGCCGTTCCGCCCCGAAGCTGCAATGAATCAGCTGGTAAAACCGTGCCGCCCTCTGGATATCCGTCAAACCCCGGCTCTTAATCTGTTCCCTGGCATCAAAGAACATTTCCCTAGACATCAACAAACCATCCAGCTCGTGTTGCAGTTCCCCCGCATGATATTTGACACATCGAAACAGATTAACCAGATCCCCATTGATATCGTTGTAGACCTCCAGGTCCGCCTGACGATCTTTAGCGAACAATACCCACCCGGCACCGCCGAATACCTCTATGTACCGGTCGTAAGTGCCAGGCTCTGGGAATTGCTCAATAATTTTGTTCCGCAGTAATTTTTTACCGCCTATCCAGCTAATAAAGCTGTTCATTTGTATATCACCCCTAAAATAGTATTTGGGTATTATTTTAGGTGATCGTAAAAGAGGCCCCCTCGCAACACAAAGACGCCCTGCGTTTGCAAGGCGCTCTGTATGTCGGGGAGGATACTAGGCAAGCTCTACACTTACCTATCTTTCATTATAACGTTGCATTTGTTGCATGCGTTGCAACTTTCAAATAATCATCAATTTTTCTGCTTACGCTACTTTTATCCATATGCAATTTTCTTCCAACGACCTCTTGTGTCATTCCATCGATGTAACGGTACGTGAAGATCAGCTGCAATGTACTGTCCTCTATGCCGGCAATAAACTCCTGTACAGCAAGGCGCTCCTCCTCTGCTGCTACCTTCTTCTTTCCCAGCCTGATTTTTAGATTCTCAATCCGTTGCCGCTTTTCCTCATCCGTGCGGATGTTATAGCCCGAAACGTGAAAAGCCATAGGCTGGTACGGAAAATCCGGGTTACTCCCTTTTACGGCCCCAAACTCATACTTAGCTGCTTGGGCCTCTAGCTTCTGGATCTGGTCTTCCAGCGACATGATCTGATCCCCAAGTCGCTTATAGTCTTCTAGCGTTTTCTTATCCAACTGGCTCCCCTCCCTCCTCCACAGGCATCTTCATAAAGGCCAGCCAGTGTGTCTTCATGTTCTTGCCGCTCCTATGTCCAAAAAGTGGTTCAGCTTTTATGGCAGCGAGTACCTTCGATAGTGGGATTTGCACCTCTGACCACTTGAAAATCAAGGTGCCATAATCATCTAATACCCTCATACACTCCCAAAATCCGTCATGCAGCATTTCTTGCCAGTCGTTCTCTAGGCACCCGTATTTTAATCTTGTCCAAGATGTTTCCCCGGCCCAAGTAAGATGCGGAGGATCGAATACAACCAACCGGAAGGCTTTGTCATCAAAAGGTAACGCCGTAAAGTCACATACCGTATCCGGTTTAATTTCAATATATCTTTTGGGATAATATTCATGGCGTGGTACAACCCTGTTATCACAAAATTCCACGTTGGGGTTATCCTTATCAAACCAAAACATTCGGCTACCGCAACACGCATCTAAAATTGGTTTCATACTTAATCCTCCTAAATCTCACTTATCTCCCGTTATAGCGCGCTCTATCTGTTTCTTCATTTCAGGATTAGGATAATAGGCACTAAACCCGTTATAGCATTCGCTTGCCTTACTGCACCCGCCACGGAAACTATTGTTTTTGTAAGCACAAGTGTTACAACAGCGATATAACTTTGACTGTTCCATCAGTTACACCTCCTCTGCTAAATTATCATTTAAACGGCAATTCCATTTTTCTGTCATTAAACCAAAACATTTATTCCAATTTTCTGAATTTTCATAAATTGGTGTAGCGCTGAACGGCGCAGCCATACATTGTACTTCACCACATCTAACATACATCAGATCATTGAGCTTTCCGCAAATAATGATTATTGCCTTTCCTCCGCAGTGTGGACAAGGTTTTAACTTCTCCTGATACTCATTGATTTTATCAGCATATATTACTGGATTTCTAATTGACATGGTTTCTCCTCCTGAACTTTAATTTTGTGGCAATAAATCAAAACTATTTGACCGGCCACCGTTATAGATAATCTCCGGTTGTGTCGTGTATGGAGGATGAGGAAATATTATAACTTGCACATCTACCTCTATACTTTTTGAGTCATGCCAATTCGGATCAGCATCAAATACCCTGGCCTTTAAGGGCTTATGTATGTCTATCATTTATGTCCTCCTGCCTATGGCTTAATTATGCTTGTTGTTACGCAAATTTTAGTTGCTCCGCTGTATCGTCTATTCTCATATTAGGCATGCGTTCGCCTGTCTTGAGTTCCGGCAGATTTGCAAGTGTCAGGGCCTTGGCAAATGGCGGCGGCACTGCATTCCCGCATCTCTTTACTTGCTCTGTCTTGGTGATCTTATTGCCCTCTAAATCATGGTCGATTATGTAATCCCCCGGGAAGCCTTGCGCCGCATATAGCTCATGAGGTTCCAGCATTCTTAACCCGATATCTATGATTTGATAGTCTGCTCCTGCAATCGTAATCAATCCAAAATGGTCTTTGCTCACTACAGTATCAAGAGGCTCTTTGATATCTTGTCCGATTCCCTGACTATAGTATTTGATCAAAAACGCTCTTACTTCTCCCATGTGGTTTACACTGGTCATGGTATTTACTGGTTCCTGAAGGTCTGTGCCGGTGCTCTGCCCCTGCTGCTGCGTAAGGAATGATGTTTGCACCACACCAAAATGCAGTCCTCCTGCCGTGATTGTCTGTAGCGGTTCCTTTGCGTCCTGCCCGTTGTTTTGACCTTTCATCTTGATAATGTGTGCCGTACATAATGCATTGTGGTCTATTGCTGTTACAGTTGGCAATGGCTCTTCTAAGTCGCTGCCAGCGCCGGTATATCCGCCGGAGAAATACTTGCTAATAAACGCACTTACTAATCCGTATCTGGGTGAACCATCTATTGTCATTATCGGCTCTGTCAATTCTTGGCCTCTGACGTAATCGCTGGAAGTTTCGGAATGATACTGGATTATATAAGGCGTCACTACTCCGAATCCATGTTTTTGTGTTATTGTTGGCATTGGATCATTTATCTGCTGCCCTCTAAACCCTTCTCCGGCGTGATTGACTTGTACTATAAATGGTTCTGGATTATCTATAACAAATTTCTGTAAACCTCTTGCGATTCGTTTCATTGTGTTCTCAGCCAGAGGTTTCTTTCTGCCGAAAATGCTCTTGCACGGGATTTTCCAGTCTATGATTTCTGCCGCCGGTACGTAAGGTTTTACCAACCCTTGCTTGACCTCTACGCTGTCTCTTGGTCCGTGTGTGTGCTCTGGCCATATGATCGGCTGTCCGTCGCACCGGGCGATCATAAAGAAGCGCTTGCGCTTAGTGGGCGCTCCATAGTCTGCTGCTATCAGCTCTTTGGTTTCGATAGCGTACCCCAGCGCTTCAAGCTGGCTTTTCCACTTGCGGTATGTTTCACCGTTCCGTCCTTTTATCGGCTTGCCCTTCCTGATGGGACCCCAGGTTTGAAATTCTTCGACATTCTCTAAAATAATTACTCTCGGCTTAACTAACGCCGCCCATTTCAATACAATCCAAGCAAGGCCACGGATTTTCTTTTCCACCGGCTTCCCACCCTTTGCTTTACTAAAATGCTTGCAATCAGGGCTAAACCACGCTAACGCTACCGGATGTCCTTCTACTGCCTCTATTGGATCAACGTCCCATACGGATTCGCAATAGTGCTTTGTTGATGGGTGATTTGCCCGATGCATTTTAATGGCTTCTGGGTCATGGTTAATAGCCACATTCACACTCCTGCCAATTGCTATCTCAATGCCTGTACTGGCTCCACCTCCGCCAGCGAAGTTATCAACTATCCATTCGTTCATGTCTTATTCCCACGCCTCGTCACGTTTGATTATGATTTTATCCCTCATCCGCTCCCTCGCTTCTTTGCGATTTATAAGTTCAAGCTCATTTGCCCCTTGCAGTGTTTTTCTTTCTTTATACGCGGAGAATATCGGTGTATTTCCCCGTCTTTATCCTCTGACATAAGGGCATCAATTTCGTTAAAGGAAAAATCTTTACACTTATTCATAGACAGTGCATTTACGGATCTGTTTTTGATGACGCAGATAGATTCGCAGGTGCAATGGCTACAGTATCGGCAATATTGTTTCATTCGCTTTGCACCTCCTTGTTTTTCCGCTGCAAGTCCTTCAGGTGGTCGATCATTGCACTTTTATTGGTTTCACATTCTTTGAAGTGCTTTCCCTCACGCAACAGATAGTATTCCTCCTTACCCCAGCCATCATGAAATCGATCTTCATATGATTTACTTATTGCCTGATAATCAAACAAACTTGTAAAATAAACCCTAACAACAAAACTGTTCCCATCTTCCAA